TATATTCAGAGCATGATGGGTTATATTAATGCTTCGTATGTTCATAACCATAGGAGATGCGAGCGTGGAAATGTTATTAAAATTGGTCAAATATGGTGGTATGGTGGAGCATATGAGTTTGCAAAGGAAAATAACTATGATGATATTGCAATGGTATATGATGAAGGAGATATATCAGGATTGGATTATCATATGATGAGACCTATTATAGAATTGTTTTCCATGGCGTCGTTATTATATATTAAGAAGGGTGCAGGAGATTATGAATTGTATAAGGAGATGCTGCTTGAGGCTACGAGGAATTTAAGTGTTAAAGAGCTACATTTATTTTCCAATATATGGGTATTGTTAATAGGAAAAATGCCTTCTGGAGCGTATGAGACATCGATAGCGGATAGTTGGTATGTAGCATTAATGGCTTTTTCATATGTGTGGTATATGATATATAAAAACCCTGAAAAATCTGAGTTAATATTAGAAGAATTGAGGAATCATAGGATTAAATTCCCAGTTTTTGGGGATGATCATATATTAGGTAGGCGTAAGTTGATAGCTGAGTTTATATGTGAAAAAGGTTTTGGAGATTATTCGAATAAGTATTTTGGATTAGTAGTAAAACCGTCAAGTTTAAGATTGGGATTAAAGTGGCTTAGTATTCCAGATAATGAGGGAGGCTTGGCTTATGCAGGAGTTAGTTTTTGTCAGAAGTATTCGATTGTAAGGCCTGACTTTATGCCTAGTTATTGTGCAGAAATAGTTCCTTATAGGTTAATGTCAGCCTGTATGCATAAGCTAGGGTATGGTTCGCGAGATAGGTTTACTAAGGCTGATTATATTTTAGCTATTATAAGTGCGGCATATGACGGGTTTGGGACAAATATGGCTTTGTATAAGTGGCAGGCCCAATTATATAATTATGTATTCGTGAGTGCCGGATATAAGAATATCGGAGATGTAGTAAAAGAGTATTCGAATCAAGAGAGTACTCAATTTGATATGACGAAGGCATGTAGGAAGATAGGCGTTGCTGTTGAAACGCTCTATCAAGGGTTCCCAACGTTGGAAACGTTGTGGAGAATGCATGTGCATGATGCACATAGGTGCTCTAATTTTCCTGGGTTTGGTTTTTTCCATGGTGAAAGGGCTAAGGATGATAGATTTTATTAGAGTATTGGAAGCGTAATTTTGTGAGTATGCGGGCATGCAGAACGCA